ATTAAGCTTTGAAAATACTTTAGAAATATCTTTATATACTGCTGAAGAAGGCTCTTTTTGGACTGGAGATAATACAGGTATAGAAGAATGGGAGTTAGATGGAATTAAATATCTAAATGGAATATAAATTAAACTAATGAAACTTAAAGTCATAAGATTTAGCAGTCAAGCAGATTGTACTAATGGTCTTCTCTTTGAAGATTCAGATATAGGGTTGCTATTTCTGGGTTATACATTAGAGGATGAGCATAGAGCTTTGAAGGTGAAAGGTGAAACAAGAATCCCTTGTGGAACATATAACATAAATTTAAGAAATGAAGGAGGTTTTCATAGCAGGTATTCAAAAAGATTTCCTGGCATCCATAAAGGTATGCTGGAGGTCTGTGATGTTCCTAATTTCAAATTCGTTCTTGTGCATTGTGGTAATACTGATGAGCATAGTTCTGGATGTCTTCTTGTGGGCGATTCGCAAGAAAATAATGTTATCATCAAAGATGGTTTCGTTGGAAAGTCCACTAATGCGTATAAAAGAATATATCCAAATATTGCGAGAAAATTAGAATTGGGAGAGGAGGTTACTATTGAGTATGTTGATTTTGATAGCAAAGGGTAATGGCAACTAATAAAGAGATAATAAAAGAGATGGCACTGGTAGAACATAGAATAAACTCAATGGAAGAGAAATTAGATAAGATGGATGCTAAGTTAGATATGCTAACTGAGAGGTTGCTTGATCCTGATAGTGGCGTGACAGCAAGAGTGAATAGAAACACTGCTGCCAGGAAAACCTTGTCAAGGTCTCTATGGGTTCTTTACGGTATAGTTGCAGGGTTTATTATAAAAATGTTTTTCAGTTGAAATCAATAGTTAACTTTAAAGATTTTGCATCTAATCCTATTGCTGGGGTGTTGTTGCTATCACTCATAGCTATAGGTTATTTATATGTAGATAATAAAACGACTCTAACTAATCAAATTCAAGTGCTTCAGGATGAGGTTATTACTCTTAGAAATGACTACAAGATATTAAATAATAAGTTTATTGAAACTTTAAAAACCATTAATGAATAAGTTATGTTTTATATTACTCTTTATATTGTCCTCATGCTCGGAATCAGAAAAGCATGTGGAAGAGATAAAAGTCGTAAATAACAATATAGATAGCTTAATGGTATTAGCAGATGCCGCTATCATTAATCTTAAAGAGAAGAAGAAACAAAGTCAATTAGTACAGAATAAATTAAATCAAAAGGTTTTAGACATTATATATGTCCGCAATCACTTCAAGGATAGTATAGATGAGCTTAGGAATTTAAGACTTATAGATAGGGATAGCGTGATCTATAATTACAATATAGAGTTGATTACTATAGTTGATACTGTTAGGGTAAGTATATCTGATTCAATCTGCTCTGTCTGTATAGATAAAATAGAAAAAAGGAAGAGAAAATCAATTTTTAATATATTTAAGAAAAATAAAAAAGATGAATATACTGAGTAAAATATTTTCAACAGGAGCTACCGAGCTTATCAAGGGAGTTGGTGGGGTTATAGATAACCTAACTACAAGTAAGGAGGAGAAATTAGAGGCAGAGAGAAAAATCCAAGAGATAATTCACTCTTATGAAGCTAAAATGCAAGAAGAAGTGTCTAGTAGATGGAAGGCAGACATGCAGTCAGACTCTTGGTTAGCTAAAAATGTAAGGCCAATGACGCTTATTTTTCTAGTTTTAAGTACAGTTTTGCTTATATTTATAGACGCAGGATTTATAGATTTTAAGGTAGAGGGATCATGGATTGACCTTCTTCAATTAATCTTACTAACAGTCATAGGTGCATACTTTGGTGGTAGAAGTTGGGAAAAAGTAAAAAAATAGTAGTATGTTTGCAGCATGGGAAATAAAAGACTAAGACTTTCAGAAAAAGAGGTTGATTTAATTTATCAACACAGAGCAGGTGATTTACAGAACCTGAATTACAATCTTTCACATAATTCAGCTTTAGATGATCACTTATTAGAGAGGGGTATTGACAAGAAAGATGTTGTTTCGGTTAAACATTGGCAGAATATGGGTGGAGAATTACGGTTCTCAGTAGTCACTAAGACTAATGCTGTTGATGAGCAGGATGTTTTCAGCAATGTATTAAAGCTTATTGAAGACAATGCTCCAGAATATCCAAAAATAAAACATAAAGAAGGCAACCACTTGTTAGTAATCAACCCTGCTGACGTTCATATAGGGAAGTATGCTAACGCAAAAGAAACTGGAGAGGAATATAATATAGATATTGCTGTTACAAGGGTTTTAGCAGGGGTTAGTGGCCTTATAAGTAAAGCTAAGGGTTTTGATATAGATAGAGTCCTTTTTTGTATAGGAAATGACATACTACACACTGATAATGTGATGTCAAGTACTACTAAAGGTACATATCAAGATACGGATGGTAAGTGGTGGGAACATTATGAGGTTGCTTTAAAGGTTTACGTTGCCTGTGTAGAGATGTTGAGGGAAGTTGCTCCAGTAGACTGCATACACTCCATGTCTAATCATGATTTCCAGAGTGGTTTTCATTTAGCACACGCATTGAAGAGTTGGTTTAGAAATGCAGATGATGTTACAGTGGATGCTGGAGTATCAAATAGAAAATATTATAAGTATGGTGTCAATTTAATAGGGTTGGAGCATGGAGATGGTGCTAAGATGGATAAATTACCCCTTTTAATGGCTAATGAGAAACCAAAAGAATGGGCAGAAACTACTCATAGATATTGGTATCTACATCATTTGCATCATAAAGTTAAACATAAGTGGTTGGACGCTAAAGATTTTATTGGTGTTACAGTAGAGTACATGAGAAGTCCGTCAGCATCAGATAGCTGGCACGCAGGTAAAGGATTTTGTGGTGTTCCAAAAGCAGTAGAAGCTTTCCTTCATGAGCATGATAGTGGTCAGGTAGCAAGGTTTGTACATTATTTCTAAAAATTTCTTAGTACAGTACACTGGGGAGGTCTAGTTTTACCCAGGGCTAGTACACTGGAGTTATCTGTTTTGTGCGTATATGCGTACACGTTCCCATGCGTGTGCGTGTATGCGTATATGTGCGTTCTATATCTAAAATCATCCACTTAAATTAATTAAAAATAAAGGCAATATAATTTGGTAGTCTCAAATATTTGTGTTTATATTGTAACATATTAATCTTAATAATAAAGACATGAAATTTACTTCTGAAATTAAAAATAGTTATATATCGATATACAACCTTGAATATCTTGATAAGGAATTGAAAATTGCTTTTGGGGATAAATTTAATATTACAAAATATAATTATGATACTGATTATTGTGTGGCTTATGTTGATTGGTGCTTTTATACTGAATATAGGAGTTGGGGGGTAAAGGAAGTTGGTGCATACGCTACTAGGATTGATTTAGATATATCAGTAAGAGTGTGGGAGTGTAACGGATTAGAGGATCAGGTTAAGGATATTAAGATATGTAGTGATAATTATGAAGAGTGGGATCTTGAGACTGAAATAGATTTAGAGCTAGGGGATTGCATACAACCTAGAGATATTGAAATTGATTGTAAGACTAAAATAATAACTATAATTTTTTAAGAAATGGAAAAAGAAAAAACTTTAATGCTAGATAGTTTATTATACTATTATGAGTATAATTATAAACTAAATAATGATCAGAGAAAATTAATATTAACACTTATAAAACAATTAACATGGGAAAACTAGGGCAAAAGATTGAGCATGTAGATATAACTACAAAGCAAATAATGTATGAGATAAGGGATTATTTTTGGAATGAGCATAATATAGTTTTAGAGGATTATTATGTTAATAGTAATTTTAGTCTTAGTGATGGTGTGAAACTTAGTGCTTATGATCAAATTGACTCAATAATACACAATAATTTAAAAAAAACAATATGAAAGGTAGCGATTACGTAAAAGAGATGGAACAAGAGATAAAATCATTAAAACTAGAGTTGTTTCACGAAACGCATAGTAAGAATGTTGCAAGGCGATCAGCAAAACAAATGTATGATAAATTGCAAGTGTTTATAGATAAAAATGATGAAGTGAAAAATTTAGCTATAGATAAACGACTACAAAATATTACTACTTTTTATTTAGAGGGGGATGAAATGTATTTGAAGGGCAAGGATGAGTGCGATCAAGACTTTTCGGTTTGCTTTAATGCTTTTGAATTTTTAACATGGATTAATACTTCTGAAATAGATTATATAAAAGAAAAATTAGTTATACATATAAAAAACAACTTTTAATTTGGTAGTCTCAGATATTATTCGTTATATTACAATATATTAATCAAAACAATAAGAAAAAATGGAAAGAGAAATTGCAGTAAACCAAATCATAGTACCTACATACTATTACAGAAATGAAGATGGAACAATAGAGTATGACTTTGAAGAGATGGCAGAAGAGTTTGAAAAACTACTATCTGAACTGGATGATAGTATAGTGGTAATGGTTTCGGTAGAGGGTAAGGTGGGATTTATTAATAGTTGCAATAAAAATAAATAAGATGGGATATAGAAGCAAAGTAATTATAGGAGTAACGTATGGTGAATTATCAGATAAGTTTGATGAGGTGTTAATTAAGCACGATTTTCACCCTATCAAGTCAACCGACTACCTAAAGATACATATTGAAAATGATGGAATGAAGTTTTATACTTTTGATTATACAAAGTGGTATAGTAGTGATGAGTGGTGTAAGGATATAATGGATTTCCTAGAGCATACATTTAATACTACTACAACCTCAACCTCAACCGATTTGTCTAAGGTATTTTGTGTAGGACTAGGGGAAGAAGGGGAGTTACATTCTGAGGTAGGGGACTACTGGGAGTTTGTAGATGTAATAAGAAATATTAACTTAATAGATTAAAGAAATGAGATTACCAATAACGATTGAAGTAACGCTAAAAGGAAAAATAGTAGAAATTAGTGAATATGGAGAAGAGGGATATACAAAGAATATATTGCATACTCTTCAAATCAATATGCAGAATGATTGGGTTGAGATTGCATATTATGGAGAAAATGATACTTACCTTGATGAAGATATAGTAGAGAAATTAATTAAAAACGAAAACTAAATAAAATGAAAGTAATGAATAAAACATATATAGATAATAGTCGTTTCATGGAATTTATAGATGAAATGGCACTAAATATAACTGAAATGAATTTTGGGCAAGAAACATGGGAGGAGGTTAAAATTTATGAGGGAAGTTATGAAACGCACTTAACGGCTGATGCACAAGAGTATTATAATGAAGTGTATAGTGAATATGAGATGGTTGCTAACAATATCTTAGGGATTTATAGTGATAACGATAAGATTAAAATTAGAAATGGGATTGCAGAATGAGAAAGTTAACGAATACACAAGAATTGATAGTGGTAATACTTATCTTTTGCCTACTGATGTACTACAGATATGGAGTGATTAATTAAAAAAAATAAAATATGACATGGATCTTAATAACAATAGTTTTGGCTATTTGGGAAGTAGTTTTAGATGTACAGAAAGAAACAAAAAGATAATATTATAAATTTAAAAAAAAAGACATGAATTTAGATGAATATAAATTAAGTAACCCAAATGATGATGGGGGGAGTACACTAGTAAGTAATTGTTGTGGATCAGGAGTGCATGATGATGATGTAAGTTATTGTTGTGGTGCTGAAATATCAGATACTGGATTGTGTTACAGGTGCAAGGATCATGCTGAACCTAGTGATGATCCAATTTGTGATGATTGTGATGATGTTTGTGAAGAAATAGATCAGAATGAATATAACGATCAGTTAAGGGAAGACAGAAAAGAAATGGAAAGGGATGGAGAAAAAGATGAAGAATAATTTGGTGGTCTGAAATATTTGTTGTTATATTGTAATATTATTAATCAAAAAAAATATCAAGATGTGGAAAACTAAATATTTTAAAACAGAAGATCAGGCAAATCAATTTATGATCAAAAACGCACTAGACTATCAGATGGTGTTAACCTTTGTTCAGGATGGCTATGGGGTTGAGTATAAGGAAGTTAGGAGAATTTTATTTTGCACAATATAAAAAATTATTATGAATACAATAGAGTATAGAATAGGGCAATTAAAAAATATGCAATTAGATCCTGATTATAAGATAGGGGTAAAAATTTGGGATGCTAAAGGAGAAAGTACAAATACTTTGGCAATTACAAATGAAGAGTTTGATCAGATAAAAGAAATTTTATTGAAAAAAGATGATAAAAAATTAGGTTAATAACAAAAAAAGTGTTTATATTGTAATATTATTAATCAAAACAAAACAATTATGAATACTATAAATGAAAAAACGCACAAAGAAAAATTAATTGAGGCTGTCAAATACTTTGAAAATAAAATAACAAAACAAGGTATAGTAATTAATGATAGAGATGCACAACACTTAACTAATTTAAAAAGCCAATTAAACCAACTAAAACAATACTAAAAAATAAATTACTATGAAGAATTTAAGTGAAAAAATTGAGGAAGCAATTATTAGAGAACAAATAGGAAGTAGAGGAGGGGGAGTTGAAATTGATCTAGGTCTATTGGATGATATATGGGATGGAGAATTAATGAGTGCATATCAGAATTACTTAGGTGGGGGGATGTTGGGATCAGTACAGAATGATTGTACTATTGATAACTGGGAAAATATTTGCATATTAGGGGGATATGATTTGTCTAAAGTTGCTGAAGAATTGAGAAAAAATATGCACCAAAAAACTAACTCTCATGATGAATGGGAGGGAAGTAGCTATGAAGATAATCAAGAAAGGAGTGGATCGGCTTACTAGTACACTAGAGGGGTTTTTTTAGTGTTACATGGTAGTACAAAGGGGGGGGTTGGGTGTTTTGTTATTAATTGTCGGCAAAACTTCCCCTTTTTTTTGCGTTTAGATCCACAATAGAATGAAGAAAATAATTAATAAGCAAATAAATTAATAGCAAATAAATTAGGTTATTAAAAAAAATAGTGTTTATATTGTAGTAATTAATAACTAAAAAAATAATTATGAAAATTACAAAACAAACATTAAGTAAGGTTTACAAAAGTGAACAAAGAAACGATCCATCAGGCTATACATTAATAGAAAATTTATTTGTTGATAGTTCAGGTTTCGGCACTACTGGAGAAATGGCGTTAACTACTGAAGAAATGGAAGTTAAGTTGTTCGATTTCTGTAGTGAATATGGATCGGTTTATACTTTTATTACTTCAAGTGGTCAATTTCAGGTAAACATAGGGGTTTATATTAAAGATAAGATCAATAATTTCAAGGTATTTAAGAAGCATAAGCAGAATTTAAAATATGATAATCAGTTTGTATATAGTTATGATACAAAAGTAGCTGAAATAGTAGGTAATACACTAAATTTAACCTCATGGAGTATCGGCAAAATGAGTAAAAGCAGAACAACAACAAAACATATTAATTATGCTAGTAATGAGTTGAATTTAACCCTAATAAATTAAAAACATGATTGAACAAAATAATAATGATGAGCATTTAAACTATTTATGGAGAAATAAGCAAATAAATTATGCAGAATATTTTTTCAGGAAAAAGGCAAAAGAATTAAAAATAAAAACATATAAAAAAATTACCTCTACTTTGTAGGGGTTTTTTTATGCAGTACACTATGAGGGTTTTTTTCCTTAGTACACTAGAGGGGTTCTTTTAGTGTATCAGGTGGGTGATTTCTTCTTTCTTCTTCTTTGTTTCTTCTTCTTTACTTCTTTTGCTTCTTTGTTTCTTTGCTTTTACATATAATAAAAAATAAATAAAAGATCCTAATTTATTTGTGTATTAAAAAATAAAGGTTTACTTTTGTCTCAATTAATAACTAAAAAAAATAATTATGCGAAACAATTTAAGAGAAGCACAAGAACGAACGGAAGCAATAACAATATGTATCTATTTAACACTTCCACTTTTATTAACTATCTATATTATAAACCTTTAAAAAAATGATTAAAAAAATTAACGTTTCAACCGATCAAAATAATCTATTTGCTTTTATTACTTCTAATTATAATACGGCAAATTTTGTAGAAATAAAACAAGATCAAGATATTTTGTTTCAGGGTTTAATCAACTTTAAATTACAAAGATCTGGAACGAATTACCAACAACAAACATATTTGCATTTAACAATTAATAAATTTATAAACACTTTAAAAAAATAAGCAATGAATAATAAACAAAATACTACAATTTTCTTTGAATTTAATAGAGACAAAGATAAAAAAGCACCTGCAAAAATTGAGCAAATAAAGGAATTATTAAATTTATATAGTGAATTTAGCACCTTAAAAATTAGCTTCAGCCTAGGTATTAATAGCACCGAGCCGACAATAGCAGAATTTAATATATTTGCAACCTTTGACAATAGTACACTAATCATATCAGAAATTAGAAAGATAATCAACAAGCCGTTTTATTATATTATAGACAACAAATTATATAATTAAGCCAATTAATTAGATCAATTAAAAGCCCTTATTTATAAGGGTTTTTTTTATGCTTAAAAATTAGGTGGGTAATTAATAAAGGTTTACTTTTGTCTCAATTAATAACAAATAAATAAAAAAAATGGAAGAGTTAAAAAGCATGATCAACAAATTAGAAGAGTTAAAAGTATTAAAAGCAGATAATAAAGAAATACTATTCAAAGCACCTAAGGAGTTAAAAGAAAATATCTTATTGACTTACTCGATAAAGACAAACGATAGAAAAGGAAGTCAACCTTTGCAGGTCTTACTACATATAAGGACTGAAAAAGGCGACTTTCTTAGCTCATTCGGTTGTACTGATCAAGCACAAAATAAATTTATAGTTGATTTCTTTAGTATGCAAACTAATTTGTTCATGGTCAAGCAATACAATAAAGCCGATAGATTAAAGAAGGAGTTTAGTATCTGGATGAAGTAAACAAAACAAACATATTAAAATTAAAGCCCTTATTTATAAGGGTTTTTTTTTATGCTTATTTTTAGCTTATGCAGTGCTTATATGGTGCTTATCTTATGCAGTGCTTATATGGTGCTTATATGGTGCTTATTTGTCTTATATGGTGCTTATATGGTGCTTATATTATACCACTTATATGGTGCTTCTTTGCTTCAGGTGGTGCGGTGGTGGTATATATGCAAAGTAATACTTTTATAGATACTATTTTACACTAATGCTTCAGCTATTATACTAAGCCGATCAACTAAGCTAAGCAATTAAGCCAACCAATTAAAGCAATTAAGCCGATCAATTAAGCCCACAAATTAAGCCGATCAATTAAAAAATATAATATTATTTGCTTAAGTTTAACATGCTAAAGTTTAATTATTTACGTAATGAAGGACAAATTTTAAGCAAGTCTAATATTCACACTAGATTTTCAGATTTTCAACTTTTATTACACTAGTGCACAATATATATTTTTGTTCCAAACTATTCTATTTATTTTTAGTTATATTGTACATAAATTGTGTAAAGGGTAATTATGAACGAAAGAGATCAAAAAAGGCAGGATAATAGGGATGCCAAAGCCTCTAAAAAGGCTGATGATTTAAAGATTATTGATTCTACTGTTGTTAAGTATGATCTTAATGATTTAAACATTGATAAGGGAGCTGGAAAGGCTACAACTTTGGTAAGTTATAAAAGAACAACTGAAGTTGTAAAATTAATCCTCAGGGGGATTAGATATACGGACATAATGGAGTATTGTGAATCTCATTGGGGGATCAAAAGAAGGATGGCTAGTATCTATTATAAAAAGGCTCTTGAGACTTTCGCTAATCAGTTTTCAGAAGAAAGAGATTACGAAATAGATAAGCATGGTATCATGTTACAAGATTTATATAGTAAGGCATATAAGGCTGGAGACTTGAATTTATGCAGATTGTTACTTCAAGATGTAGCCAAGATGAAAGGGATTGTTGTAGATAGAGTTGATGTTACTAGTGGTGGGGAAGGTTTTGTGTTTAATTACTCACCTCCAAAGGAGGAGATATAATATACCCACCCTTAATATCCAACTTCACTGTTCTCTGCTCAACTTTGTTTCGCATTTTACAGCAAAGAGTTTGAAAGATTAAAAAGAGTAAACTAACAAGCACGAAGATAATAAAAATAAATGACATATATTGGAAGCTTTAGCAATATAATAACCAACAAATAAATTAAAAAAATGATAACATTTACATTTGATGTACTGTCAAAACAAACAGTGCCAGGTCAATCACCTCCGACTATAACTAGAATGATTAAGAAGACTGTTTTGGATAGCAGAGGGGTTTCTTACGTTAAAAGCAAGGGATCTATAGTTAAGAGTAAGTTGTTGAAAGAAGATGGAACTACTACTGAAATTTTGGCCGAGTCTAACGGAACAGTTAAAGAGGTTAAGGAAATTAGGGATCTTTACTCTGCTGCCGATTCAGACTCTGTTGAAGAACTGGTTGAAGGGGTTTCAATAAGATGGTCTATGACTTTTAATTCTGAAAAGATTTTGATTGCCAATATTATCACTATAGATGAAATGGAAACAATTAACTCAGGTGCTTGGCTTAGTGACTTGCAAACAATAACTGCTCATGATTACTCTGGAGCTCTAACTTCATTTACTACAGCTTCATTAACAGATTCTGTGGCAATGAATGTTTTGAGAGACGTTGATTTTGTAGAAGGAGTTAATGCTGCTGTTTTGTCTGCTAATTCTGCTGCCAAAGTTCCTAGTCATATTCAACTGCACAATGACCTTGTTGATTCTGGAGCTTTCCCTGCTGAAATTAAAAAGATAAATCCTGAGTCAACGGCAGATCGATTTTGGAACACATTATTATAATAATTAAAAAAAGAAAAAATGAAGAAATTTATAGAAGGACTTGAGAAGGGTTATGGTTACAAGATTGGTTTTATGGAAATAGTATTTGGAATTTTATCAGTTGTATCTATGATGCCTGTTTTAGTAACATACTTATTATTGGCTAAATTGATAGTTGATCCAATTAAGAAGTTAATTTGGAAATAGACTTTAAACCAACAGAAAAACAAGATAAAGCTTGGGCTTATCTTCACGATACAGAAACGAGTGAAGTTCTTTTCGGTGGAAGTGCTGGAGGAGGGAAATCATATTTTGGTGCAGCCTGGCTATTGTATTCTTGCCTTCGTTATCCTGGCACTCGTTGGTTAATGGGTAGAGCTGTTCTAAAAACGCTAAAAGAAACGACTCTCAACTCTTTTTTCATGGTTTGCTCCGATTGGGGTGTTAAAAAAGGGGAGGTTTACAAATTCAATGCCCAAAGTAATGTTATAGAGTTCGTAAATGGCAGCACCATACTTTTAAAGGATCTTTATCAGTACCCTGCTGATCCGAATTTTGATTCACTTGGTTCATTGGAGATTTCTGGAGCTTTTATAGATGAGGTGAACCAATGTACTGAAAAGGCAAAGAATGTTGTTGCCTCAAGGATTCGTTATAAACTATCGGAATACAAATTACGGCCAAAAGTGCTTATGTCGTGCAATCCAGCGAAAAATTGGGTGTATGACTTTTATAAACAAGATAGAGATGGTACTTTAGCTACTCACAAGAAGTTTGTTAAAGCAAAATTAGCAGATAACCCACATATATCAGAATTTTACGAAGAACAGTTGA